GCAGGTATGTTCGCATTAGGACCACTGACGCCCAGCGCCTGAAGCGCATTGGGCATCATTGCTATGGTGAAGGCACCATTGTTAGTCTGTGAGTAGGGAATGTCAACAGACTTAACAAAACGGGTCATGGATGCTAAGAAAGGGGTGTTCGAGGGTGCCCTACAGAGATGGTCCTGCGGGGCTGCTAACATCAATGCCCAGTCGCGGGCATTGTTATCCTCTTGGGTATGAATTCTTTGGACAAGACTCGAATTCATGCGTGGGTATAAAAGGTTGAATCAAATTCAAAAACCGAAGTTTTGGCCGCTGGGTCCGCACCCTTTAGCCTTTAGGGACCGCCCACGCGGTCCGCCAATGTCTTATTGGCTTTTGCCGGTTCTCACCGGCTCAGCGCGCTTAGTAGTCCAGCGCGACTTCTCTGCCCTGTCATCAGGGCGCGGCTTGGCTTTCCCAGAACCGGGTGGGGGACGTGGCTTACCTGGATTAGCACCCAGATATTCCTCGCAGTCACTGATCTTGACCGCGCCTTCCCACAAGGGCATCTCCACTGCTTCAATCGTGTCAACATCCTTCTTCTCAAAAGTACAGGGCCACGACAACGAACAACGAAGTTCATTCACGGCGTGGAAAGGTGCCTTCTGCGGCGTTCGGAAATACCGAACACCTGTTCCCACTGGAACAAAAGAAGTACACCCCCTCATAATCTTGATCATTGCGTAGTCGGGTTTCATCACCTCTAACATAGCGCATTTGGTGTCGTTGAACTGACCACGATTCTGATGGTCTCCTGTGAACATATCGTCATTCCAAAAGACATAGTCCGCTTTCTCGCGTACGGCTTTTGCCTCCTTCATATTGAAAGAGGTGGAACGGACAACGACATATTCATTGAGCCCAGAAACACGTGATTTACCCTTCTCGGTGTTATATCCCATGTCAAAGAACTCTATGCGACCGTAGATGTTTGAAAACAATTTAGCAGTGTGCAATTCTGTGTCACCCAAGCTTCCGGTATACACAAGATTGCTTCGTTTACCCTTTTCTCTCCTGACTTTCCTCACTTCTTCAAAGAACATATAATTAACAAGCATGCATTTCAGACCACCTGCTTTCAAATCCCATGGATTGTGTTTTAGCAGGGATGCGGTTATGCGGAGACCAAGCTCCTGTTGCATATTAACCGGTGGTCTGTTGGTAGGGAGTGGTGCCTGCGTGACGGTACCCGTTGAAGGAACAATCACCGTATCACCGCATGTTGATAATATAATATCCTTATCCGCGCAAGGTTTGGGCCGTACCTCTGTATCAGAACAAAACAGAGGGTGGGTTTTCAATAACTTCCTGACATCACTTTGATATGCTTTACGGGCGGCATTGGTCTTCAAAGAGACGTCCGTAGGAATTGGAAATCCGCGTGCCCAGGTACTGGCACCCTCGAAATCAAAATCCGGACATGCGCGTTCGAGAATATCGTCCATCCAACCATCGTCATTGTTATTTGGCATGATTGATTTATGGACATAGCACTCTATCGCCAAATGCGATAAGAAGTCTGTTCTCTTCCCGAAAGCTTTGAGTACGTCATTTTCTTGTGCTGTTGCTGGGTCAAATGGGAGTTTATAGTGCAATGGTGCACACAAACTTTCAACAAGCTTACAATAAGCGCCAACAAAAGGAGTATTTCCATCTGTGAGCAAGTAACCTTGTGTTTTGAGCCAGTGATGTTTTAAGGGATCATGTGCCCAAGCCTCGTCAACAAATGTAATCTTTTGCAACTGACGCTTGATGTCACAACAGCTGTCTAGTCGTCCCTGATAGACTTCAGGACTGTAATATCTAGATAAAAATTGAACCGGATTTTCAGACGTGCATGGCTCTGCTTCTAAACTGCAGCCCATTTTCTTCGCACAACTGACATATCCTTCACAATCTGACGCTGCTGTTAGCCCATCATCACCCATGTAACAACCCAAAGCCGCATAAGCTTCTTCAGGCGACAACTTTTCAATTGTACGTAGGTAATAATAAGCAATAAACATGTTTCCAAAACAACCCAAGAAGGAAGTGATTTGATTTCCTGAGCCCAGAGAGAAACCGGGATGGAAAAATAGAGAGCCGAAAATACTTTCAAGATGTGCCATTTTCACTTTAACAGGGGACCCATAAGTGTGATCATTTAACAGATCAGCAGATAATCCAGGGAAGACAGTTTCTAGTACCAAATATACCAAACATCTAATGATAGCTCCTACGGAACCATCCCATTTAATATAATCAGTTTTAACCAGACCTTTTCCTTGAGCTGCTGCTTTTTGTGCAACCGCAGCTACGATTTCCGCAATGGCTTCAGGCGACTTACCAGGTATGAACCACCTTGCGCCGCTTGCTTCATCTGTTCCACCACAAGTCTTGAGATAATCCATAATAGCATAAATGTACCTTGCTAATTCCCATTTGGCTGTTCCATTATTCACCGTAACCGGCCGGAAAGCTTTGGTATCACCATAGGACTCATCTTTCACGAAAACAGTAGAGGCAACGAATTGCATGCTATTTTCCCATTCTTCTCTGTGATTTCGTTGTGACGCAGTTTTCATGCGTTCTTCAACTTCCGTATCATCGACTGGTATCAATGGTACAGGGAACACCATATGAATGATCTCATACATGTATCCGAATATCTCAGAGTCGAAAAGGTCTGTCGCTTCGGCGGAAGTCAACTGTGGTGTCACGATCCTTTTATCGATCATGTCTCGCACAGATACGGCCGAGTTTAAAACTGGACAGACTGCAGATGGGATGAATGGTTGGCATATCTCTCGAACAGCGATCCTCTCTTCCTCGCGGTCAACAACGTCACCAGTGTGATCGTCAAATTGATAAGTTGCCGCGTATCCGAGTGAATCATCTGTTTCAATTTCTATAGGCTTGTGCACGATTTGTCTGGCATAGATGTCTTGGCCTACGAGCCCAATGACATCTGACTCACCAATGTATGCGACAATATACGGATATATCTTATCGACAAAATCCGATATTGCTTTAGTTATTTCATAGTCCTTTGCCGCTGGATTGGCAAAGAACGGCTTACATGCGACATTTATATCTGACTTAATAACACTATGTTCTTCACGTTTGATAGAACGTTGCGTTACTGTCGCCAAAATAGATGTCCAGACATCACGTGACATTTCAATACTAGTTGGTAAACCAACTATGCCAAGACTTATTACCTCCGTTTTAACAATTACACACATGTTATTTACA